CATGACCCGTAATATCACAGATATCATGCGTTTCGATATGCTCCTCAAATTCTGCCCCTAGTTTTGTAACGGCTTCTTCATATGGAACTACAGTCAATGGCTGACCTCCTCTTGAGCCATCAGGATAGCAGGTAAATCCACGAAGTCTAGGTGCGTACTTAGCTAATGTAGCAGCAAAGTCATCTACTGTGTCTTCATTGTTATGCTTTGATCCCCAAGCAGGTAGATTAATAGTGGAGGAGATAGACATATCAACATAGTCCTGCACGTCTGCTTGGAACTTGATGCGCCGCTCATAATCCGAAGCTAGATCTAGGGCTGTTTCAATAGAATCCGGTTCAAAGTCATACTGATCGATAAGTACTTGTGCAGCGCTATCTATGACATACTGATACATCCAACGATTATTACCCTTCAAGTATCTGCGCTTGTATGCGACCGCAAATATAGGCTCAATACCTGTAGATGTTCCTGCTAGGATGCCTATGCTGCCTGTTGGCGCAATAGCTCTGTTGGCGACAGGTCTTGATATACCTAATTCATCAGCAGTTTCTGTTGAAGTTTTGTCAGATACACCCCGATATACGCTAAGCCATTGATGAAGCTCTGGAGTAACTTCGTACTTATATCCGCGTTTAATCAACCATTCATGCATACCCATTAAGCCAAGGCCTAAGCGTCTATTCTTTTCCCTAGTCTCATACACCTTCTCATAAGGTAAGTCTGCCTTAAGTGTGCCACAAATTAGGAACTTAGTAACTACCTCTACGATCTGTGCCATTTCTGAAACGCTATTGATGCGTCCCATGTTAATGCTGGACAAGTTACATACATCACTATCGCTAGCTGAGGTTACTTCTGTACAGGCGTTTCTTAGTGTCTCATTCTCATGCTTAAAGAAGTTGAATGAAAATCCCGGTTCGCCTGTTTTCAAGGCTTGTCTCACGTTTTCTAAAAATACCCCAGACGTCTGATCCTTAAGGTCTTGCAGTAACCATGCAGTATCGTAATTCACAGATATATTAGTCATGTCCAAGGGCGCAGGAAAGTTAAAGTCCTCTTGCTTGATATCCCAGAGACTTTTACCTGTTGATCCTACAGGCATATTTTGCCAATCTTTTGCCTTTAGGAAGTCCATAATATCGCCATGCTTCCAATTCAAAGAGGCATATATAGCTGATCTACGCGATCCGCCTTGCATAACTCTACGACCAATCTCATTGATCATGTTCATTTTGGGGATTGGGCCGGACGCTTGTCCACCTGTTTTGTTTATAGGCGCTCCCGAAGGGCGATAAATGCTGTAGTCTACACCTATACCGCCGCCTGTCATTAGTGCGCTCTCAGATTTCCATGAGAGATTTGCCCAATCTTCTCTGGTATCCTCTTCTGCCTTAAGCAAATAACAATTGTTGAAGAACTTATTGGGTCTTCCTGCATAATACAGATACCGACCACCAGCTACCCATTTCATATCTCTATGGGTCTGGTAAAGGAAGTCTTTCTCTTCCCTGCTTAGGATGTCGCCACACACATCTTCTATAAGTGTTTTAGACAAAGCTTCGTATGTCTCAGCCCCTTCATGGGCATACTTATGATTGAATATGTCCTCGCTGAATTTTGATCTGAACATAGGATTTAGGTTAGATTTAAATGTGCTCATTTTTTGCCTTCTTATACTAGGTCTGACAGGTCCGGTTTTTCGTATTTTGGACCCTTCATTACTTTTCCATCTTCGCGGTAAATTGGCTTACCATCGTCGCCTAGCTTACTCATATTGCTAGCGTGTACGCGGCGCAGTGCTTCATCTAGATTCCATCCAAATGCTCCTGCGTAACCGTAACTCACATATACAAGGTCTGCTAATTCTTTGAGAATTTGTTCAGAGGTATCGGCGGTCATAACCTCTGCAAACTCTTCTTTTATAAGCTCTTTCCGAAGCTTTTCTAATTTAGTACCTTTGGTGAACGGGTGTCCTACAGATTGACCCATGATTTTCATAAACTGTAGTACCATTGATAAGGGTGTTACCCCTAAGTAAGTGTTTGGATCCCGCAAGGTTGCTGTAGGATCCTCATCAAAATATTCAAATGATGGTATCATTCTTCATCCCCCGTTTCTTGATTGTATCTGATATGATCCTCTATGAAATCATATACGATCTGCATATCCAGCTTGGCAGCGGCGCAGTGTAGGACCAGCTTCAAGCCTTCTTCGGCTAATAGAGATCTGCAATGAACATCCATGTGAAATGTGTATGTAGCCGAGCCATCCTCATGCTCCTGTACTTGCTCAACGCCTATTACCCCTGCACGTTTATCCATTATCGTTTTTTCGCTTCCAGCGACTCGATAAGACGATCTAAATACCAACGTGCTTTCTTGAGGTCTTCTAAGCCATTCTTATAAGGCCACCGCCAAATGTATTTGAATACTGTCTGCCAGCAGTAGGACTGATGGGGATCTGGGATGACTACCGCTTTATTTGACTTGTTGTGATTTAAGATCCCTACCGCCATTTCTTTCATGGCATCGATACATTCTAATGAGCTGGCATTATAATGCGGAGGTTTATTCACAATGGTATCAAACATATCGCTAGTCGGACCTGTCGTGAATTGCTCGATTAATGACTTCTCTGCCATCAGTGTATTCCTTTCTTGAATTGTACTACGTTGCTGGCGGAACCCTCCTCTATGAGCCTTAGAAGCTCTTCATCAGGCTCAAAACTCACGGAATTTTCAGTGTCTAGGGCATCCCTTAGAGTACGGGCTAAACGACCCACCCCTAAGAAGGTATCCATGCCAAGATCGATCTGTATCCTAAGTCCATTACAGAGGTCTTCTAGAAATTCTACCATGTTAGGATCGGCATGATCCTCAACCGTATGCCCTATACGCACACTCAGCTTTCCGGTGTCTTCATCAGCTGATAAAATCATCAGAACAGCATTTTCGGGTACATCATCTAGGTCTTCGATATCACTCATTTGTTTGCTTTCACTAGGGCCGACATAAGAAACTCAGCATCAATGAGAGCTAAGGGTTTTTTCCTATCGGCTTTTAAAATTACGAGAGGTTCCATATGCGCGGGGGCATTATCAACGGCCTGTTGATAGTAACTATAAACAGCAATCGATTTACGCGCCTTGCACTCAATACTTACGGGCAGCTTCTTACGGGCAGCTGGGCTTAGTTGAACATCTTCTCCAGATGCTCCCATGCTTGTACTTTTCACATCATCCTCTTCAAGCGTGTGAATAAGCTCTAGGATAACATTCCTAGTCCACTGCTGTAGTTTTCTACCCTTCGCCTTACTGGATTGCGTCTTCATTCGGATACTCGATGTACCATTTATTCGGCGGGGGGGTTGCGCGACTGACCGGACTTGGGAGGTATTTAACCTTGGGCCAACACGTTTTTTTGAACTTGCAGAGGCGGCATGAATTCGAGAGGACTTTGCCCCCTGTGAGTTTTTTGTTGAAGGTTTCCTCTTCCGGTTCGAAGCATCTTCGAAAGGGGCGGTTGTTAACGATTAGGTCAACAACATACTCCCTATTTGATCGGATGAACTGTTCCTGATCCGCTGTTGGATTTGCTTCAACCACAGTAATCTCGCCGCTAGACTTATTAACAACGATCCATCCGCCAGCTTCTTTATTTTGAGCATCTGCATAGCCGTACAATTGACCAACGTAGCCAAAATCGTCTCCTTTATAGACGCCTTCAAACCCGTCTTGCCACTTGTGCTTATATGCCCAATCTGATGCAGACTTAATGTCATAGACTTTTCCTTCTATGTCTATGTCACTAGTTCCTTTGATGTGTGTACCCGAAACGTCTAGGGAAACATCGTCGCCATCCGAGCTGACGTTTGCCGTAGATTTTTCTAGCACCATCCGTACAAGGATTTCGACACAATCACCAATCATCATTCTAAGCCAGTGATTGTAATCATTCCTACCGCCTTCTGCCCCAGCTTTTTCTTGCTGTAAGACACATGAAGGCCTTCCAATGTTACTCATACGCAGACGAAATTCATCATCCTTACGAGTTGTTTGCTTAAGTAAGGCCTCTTCAAATTGCCTAATGGCTTTCGATAGATCTTCCTCAGTGAACTTAATGGTTTGTTCATTAGAAAGATCGTCCAAGACAACACGAAGCTGGCTCTCTAAAGTAGAAAGCATAATTCACCATATTTTGGGAAAGGGCCGAAGCCCTTGATTAAAAATCTGTATCTAGATCGTCACCAGATACGGCGTCATAAACTTCTCCAATAGAAGCCTCTTCCATCTTAGCCTCATTGTGTCGGCGCATGATGGCGTTGTTTTCCTGCTTAGCCATATCTATGAATAGCTTTGTTGTCTCAGCTACAGGTGTTGTGAAAGCTGCTGGACTAGAGAAGTCTGGCTTAAAGGTAGTGTAATAGTAATTACCTCGACGCTCAGTAGTAACAGCGCAATGGAAATCTACATATCGCTTTCCAAAGGGAAGGCTATCTATAACCTTCTCAAAATCATTATAACCCATTCCCTTCATGTAATGCTGAAAAGGTACATTGTTCACTTCTACCTCAGTACCATCAGCTGTTTTACCTTTGTAAGAAATTATGCCCCGAATAATACGGACAGTTTTAACCCTAGCCGCCCACATTTTTTGATCTTGTTCTGGCAATTGATTAAGCGCTTTGCGAGTGGGCTTGCCGCATCTAAGTCCTCCCTTCATATCTAAGGGTTCACCTTTGCGAAGGTCTGGCTGTAGCAGTGACTTATTGAGAACCTTACCTGTCTCGTCTTGCTCCCTAAATTGGAAGTATTGAGCTAGTACATGGATCGTCGCTTTATCAGTCCAAACTGGATCTTCTTGATTAGAGAGACTGAATAAGCCGCGCTTTATCTCCCTATCCTGTTTATCTACACCTGTATGGCAGATCTTAATAAAGTCCACCTTAATAGGTTCTTCGTCTTGTGTTCCAATTAACACTGACAAAAGATCGTTTTTTTCTGCCTCAGAAATTACTGCAAGTTCATTCATTATTGCTGCTCCATTAGTTAGACTTTAATTCTAACATTTAAAGTTACCTTAAGTCAAACCATTTCAGTCATTTCCATCCAACTTTTTCCACCCTCAATTTCTATATCTAGGGGAAGCTGGGCTTCGTAATTGAAGCGGGTTTTTAGCTCGTTTTTAACGCCCTCCATTGCCCATGTAAGACCGTCCTTAACTGCGTCTATTTCATCTGGGTGGCAATCTACGACTACACTATCATGCACAGTTATGATCAGCTTTGACCGTAGGTTTCGCATTCGAAAGAACTGAAGTGCGCGTATACATGCAAGAGGAACACAATCGGCTGTTGCGAAGCTTTGCACGGGATAATTCACTATATTAGTCGCATTTGTCACACGTCCGTTTGGAAGGCGTTCTGTATTGGGAAAGCGAAACTCTCTACCACTAGGCGTTTGTACTATTCCCGTTTCTAGAACCCCATTCATAAGCTTCTGGTGCCAGTGCTTTAGCCCAGAGTAAATTTCAAAGTATTCTTGAAAATATCTCCGTATGTGCTCTGGTTCAGACATACCCAATCCGCCATAAAGGGGAGAAAAAGTATATGATTTCGCAGCCTGTCTCATACTTTTGGTTACATCTTTAACATCACAGCGATTAATTATACTGGCAGTTTGCTTGTGGACGTCTTTGCCTGATAAAATATCGCTAATGATTTGCGGATCTCTGCTTAATTCTCCAGCGACTCTGAATTCTAATCCGACAAAATCTGCCTCAACTATGAGGCCGTTTTCAAATCTGCTTACAACACACTTTCTAACGGGAAATTTGTTAGATTTAGGCTGGTTCTGAAAATTTGGGTTAGATGAACTTAGTCTACCTGTTCTAGCCCTTGTTTGATTGAAGTTTGCATGTAAAAGGCCATCTTCTCGCGTCCAAGTCTCAATACCTGTGATGAATGAGTCTATATAAGTATTGACTGCGTTCAGACGCATCATTTTCTCTATAAACTCTATCGCTAGCGTATTACCCTTATCGGTGGCTTGCTTAAGAAGAAGCTTACATGTCCCTTTATCGGTCTTAAAACCGTGAATAGACGCATATGAAGAGTTTTTAGGAGACAACCTAAGTCCAGCGGTCTCATCTGTGTCTCTATAAATAGCACCAGTT